GTGTTCACTTCTTCTACGCGATACCAACCGTTCTTTTCTGGGTTTCGTAAACTTAACAATTCAACTTTTGCAGCAGATCGGATATGTAAATCTCCGAATATGGTTAAAGTGCCTTCAACGCCATTACGGTTATAATTTTCAAAATACTCTTCTGCTTCTTCTACCAATTCGTCTTCCGAAATATCAATTTTTCTGGATATGTAAGGTATAATGTGGTATTGACTTAAATCAACCTTATCACTAGATTTTGATTTGCTGACTGCGCCCATCTTCATTGCTTTTCTGCTCAATTTGGTTTCATTCAACAATTGAAATTTTTTATGCTCTGTATCGCTTGTGCCGGTCCATTGAGGGTTCAAACGAATAGTAACACTATATTTGATTTGTTTGTCTCCTTCCATCTTAAATCCCTCTGCTGAAACCGCTAAATATGCAGGGTCTACATTCATTAAAGTGAGATTGTCAGTCGCTACATGATAATCGAATTGAATAAGTGTGCCGTTAGCTGGTTCATTGCTATTAGCTATAGCCATTGTCTTTTTTTTAGAATATGGCATACCTACTTTAATATATGGCTTATTATCTTCGTAACATATAAAACAATATAATCCATACTTACTCCATTCTGTTAAAACATCAGCAACAGTTAAATCATCACTTAACTTGATTTTTCCTATATCGGTTTGTTCTTTAAGCGTATCTGGATGAATTTCTAACCCAGTGCCATCCAACAATTTATATTTGCCGTCTGATTTTAACAAATCTACAACTGTAGCCTTATTAATAATCACATTTGGACACGTCTTCCTTTTTAAATTACTGGCTATATTTTCACATTTGATTTCTAAGGGTGTGGACACACTGCATTTTACAATATAACCATCAAAATTAGCGGTATGATTTAACGCCTCTTCTTCCATAACCTTTCTGCGTTCTTCAGCGTTAGCAAACACCTGCCCCTTATCATGGTAATACCCTAAATAAATCCGAATACGTTGGCCAACTTTAAAATCTGAAGGTTGGGCTAAAGAAGATCCGGAACGGGCCTCTGTAATTGTTCCGTCATTTAAACGTTCTGTATAAACAATAGAGGCTCCATTCTTTTCTAAATCTTCTGCGGTTTGTGTGCGCTTGATGATAGTTCCTTTTGGAAATTTAACTAATGCTGTTCCTATTAGCTTTTTATATGATTCTTCTATCTCAATACTTGCGCACTCTCTAATAACCAAACACTTATCTTCAGATGGGTCATCTGTATCAATTGTATTTTTATCGGCTGGTTCCCAAATCAGTATTTTGCAAACCAATATATCTAATCCATCTGGATATACTACCGGAGTCGAACTTTTCATATTAACTAAATTACATTAGAAGTAAGTGATTCCAACATTTGTGCAGCCTGTGAAGCAGCTGCTTTTTTAACATTGTCTAACAATACTTTTGCCCAACCCTTTTTCTGCATTTGAGCAATTTCCAAATTAGTAGCGTTAATAGTATCTTCAACTACTGTAACGGCATCATCAGGTTCAACAGCTACACAAGTAAAACTATAAGGTTGTACATTTTTAAAACCTTCATTTTGACCCATTTGAAAATCCTTTATTAAGATCTGGGTCACGTTAAACTGTTGAAATAACAGATTACATACCTGAATAACTCCTTTATGTTGCATTAACGTAATGAATTTAGATACTTCCGCATAAGGATATACATCTGGGTAATTGCTCACAATTTTTCCTGTTACAGTAAAATTGACATCACCGCCAGAAATTAATTCTTTACGAGAATAGTCACGTCCTTGTACTTTGGTTAATACCAAATTATTAGAACTTTGTGCTTGTACAATAGCTCCTAAATCTAAGAATACGGGGTCTCCCGGCACCTTTACTTCTGTAGATGAATTAAGCAAAGAAGCGGATGCTGCTTCATTGCTTAACCCTTTAATTTTATCCCAATATGTATTAAAGGTCACGGATTGTGCTTGTCCACTTTCGTTTTTAATCCATAACAACAACCCCTCGTTGGCTGGTTTTCCTTGATATTTTAATACCACCCCTTGCTTATTGAAAGTGTCTGCATCAGCATTTTGCCCATCTTTAATGATTGTTTGTAATTCTTTTCCCTGATTGGCTTGATAAGCTGCGGCAGTATTTTTTTGATCCAACTGCCTTAAATATTTAGGATAAAGATCATTAATAGTTGCAAATGTCATTTGCATCATAGTACGTTTAGCTGCATACACAAACACACTTTCATATCCACGAGGGGAATAAAATTTCAATTTTCCATCTCTTTTTCTATAGTTTGCCGTAGAAAAGACTGCGTTAACTCCAGTATTAGCCAGCCCTTTGTACGTATTCATCGTTAAATTAGAAAATGCAGAACTTATAAAACTCATAATTGTTTACGCCATATTTGCATTAAAATCTTGAACTACATCTAACAAAGCTGTGGCCAATTCTTGCTTAATATTATTAATAGCTGCCACTTGCTTATCATCTGTCATATCAATTGTTTGATGGTCCACGCGCATAAGGTTTTCAATACGTACAATCACCTGTTTAGGGGCCGCTGTAGTATTGTCATAATGGCTACGATAACGAGATTGGTCAGAACCATTATGTAAATTAGTAGACAAATCATTGTTGGTTGTAGTTGGAGTCCACTTGAAGGTATTTTTTGCATCCATAGGGGTATAAATGCGTCCCTCTTTATCTCTCCAATGTGGAGTTAATTCTGGAGCTAATTGACTCCATGTATAGGTAACTCCATTAACAGTCATTTGATCGCCTATC